CAAACATGTGCGGATTTTACTCAACCAACTGTTGTATAAGTTACACCGCTTGATGTTGTTGTTCTGTTATAATTACTATAATCTGTTATATCATTTTCCAAAGGAAGATAAAGTAATGTGTTTGGTGATTTGCCACATACACAATAATTGATGTGCAAAGTAATTCGATTACAACTGATTTTTGACCATTACCAGCAACATATCAACAAGTTGAATGGATTAAAAGAAATTGAAATAACTACATTGACACATTGCGAGTGCCAAATCAAGCACAATGATTTAAAGTTGAAGTTTGATATAAAAGCGATGCACCATCATATAGAAATTTTATATTCTGAAATTATACATCTTGAAGTTGATATTATGGAAGTATTGCAATTGAATTACAAAACACAAGGGCAAGATTCTTTTCTGCAGATGGTTATTATTGACAAGAGTTTTCATCATCAAATTATGTAAACAGTTGATTCAATGATATTACAATAACAGCTAATGGAAGTAGTGCATCGATAAATCTGAATTGAACAACTACAAGTTGAACAATATTATGAAGTGCATCAAGTTTAACAACACAGTTATTTATTGATAGGGATTACAGATGGTCAACATTTAGTTCTGAATGTTACATATCATATTTCAAAGCATATAATAATAGTTGAACATTGGTGAGAGATATGATTCCATGTTATAGGAAAAGCGATAATGTAATTTGATTTTATGATGTAGTTACAAGCACATTTTACACAAATAAATGATCTGGAACTTTTGCAAAATGATGAAATGTTTAATAAAAAGCACCTTTGAAAGGTGCTTTCTTCCATTAATTTATTTCGAATAAACTACTTCAATGTCCATCGAATTTCATACAACAATATTACTATATCATCGTGAACCATAAACATTCATATTTGATAGATTCATAATTGTTTGAATAATATTTAATGCTGTGCTGGATGCATCCCATATTGTTGTTTGTCAATTACAAATTAAAACACATCTTCAATTACGATTTACCGTAAAATCAACAGAGTTGCTTCAAGTTGTAGAAACTCAACTTGTAATATTTGTGAAGTAATTATCAGATCATCAATTTAATCTTCATCTTATTCGCAATCAATTTGTTCAAGCACCACTCATTCAAAAATCAAGTCAAAATCTATGTGTGTTTGAATTATTTGATGAAATTGAACACCAATATTCTCATCAATATGAATATGTCAAAGAGAAAATCATTCTCACACTTTGAATTGTATATCAAGATTGTGCAACATTTACATAATAATTTGTGTCGCCATAATTCATATTTGATATTGTAAATTGTTTCTTGTATGCAAATGAAGTCTTAATTGAATTAGTTTGCACATCAATTATTGTGTCATCCGTATCAAGTGCAAATGCGGTGAAATAATAAGTTGTTCCATCCAACGCACCACTTAAAACAAATGGATTTGTTTCATATGTGTTTTTAACTGTTTCTTCAACCAATAATGTTCCATCTGTTGGTGTTGCTGGGTAATTCGTTGTTGAATAACGAACAACTGTCTTTCACCATTGCACTGGTGAAACTGGAAGAAATGATGGATCTCACCATGTAACATTGATTGCTTCATTATCTGCATCTTGTTCAAGATGGAAGTTCTGAATTGTTGGGTCATTTCAAACAGTGTAAACAACTTTCCAACCATCTGTTCAAGATGTTCAAGCTGTTCCGTTACAATATCAATTTCCGCAACCTCAACATCATCAAGCTCAACCATTTACACAAATTGTTTCTGGTGTTCCGTGCATGTATGCATAAATAACTTGTCATCAATTCGCACCGTTTCAACCATTTCAACCAAATCAACATGTTCCATTTGTTCATGCATTTCAACCGTTTCAACCACTTCAACCACATGCTCTAATGCAACCAGTTCATTCAACACAACGAACATTCATAATTAATCAATATATGTTTGTAATTGCATTTCATCCATTTCATCAACATGACATGCATCATCTTGACCATCATCAAGCTCAACCATTTCATCAACATACAATTCAACAATTTCAATCTCATCAATATCATCATCTGCAACAACCATATGAATTATTTCATGTTGTTCCTCATACACCTCATGCACCTCAAATATATCAACATCATCAAGTTCAACCTTTTCATCATCGACTTGGTGTTGTTCAAGTTCATCAAGCTCAACCAGTTCATCAACATCACCACAATCAAGAATTTCAACCATTTCAACCATTTGCTCAACTATATGTCCATGCATTTGGTGAACCTCAACCAGATGCTCATTGTCATCATGTTCAACCGTTTCAAAATCTTCAAGCTCAACCACCTCATCATCCTCATCATCAAAGGCAATCTCATCATGAAAGAACATTATAAGAATGTCCATATCATCAAGTTCAACCATTTTCTCAATCTCAAGGGCATCAAGCTGTTCATGTGTTCCAGCATCCGCAACAGTATGAATAATTATCTCAACCTTTTCATCATGCTCAACCGCATCATCATGAAGCACAACATCAAGGGCATCACTGCACTCTTCAAGTTCAATCTGCATCTCTTCACCATGAACCAGTAATTCATAATCAACCAGTTCAATATGTTCATGGAACAATGCATGCATTATCTCATACACCGCATGTTGTTCAACTTCTTCCGAAACACATTGTTCTTGAACAACAACAATTCTTTACGAATCATGCTCTTGTATCAATTACACCATCATTGATGTAATGGTCATATACTTTTATTTGTGGAACTCATTGTCATTCAAAACGAATACAAGCTCATTCACAAATCGTTAAATTTCTGAAATTGTAAACATGGTTTGCACACCAGAAATGGTTTCATGGTTCGACAATGCAATCACCATCGCTTGCATCTCCGAATCAACCATTGCAGAAATGTGAATCATTTAAACATGAAACTTTTGCAATCCAATTATTACAACATCAATCAATACAATTCTTCAATGTTGTTACATTTTCTTTCATTGTTGCGATTGCATTTGTGTTTGTTGTAATTCATGAAGTAATGCTTTCCCAAAGCTCTTTTGAAAGATACAATGAAAGATAATCTCATGCTTCAAATGATTGAGATCATTGTCATTGTTGCTTTGTTGCATCGTTCATTATACACACTGCGAATCATCTTGTTACTGTGAATGTATCTGTGCTTTTTGCTGTGATTTTGATTATTTCTCTTTTTGTAACAACACCGCTTTCAACATGTTCCAAACATGCAACGGTATCTGTTTCCCAAAGGATTCATTCTCATGAAGTAATCGAAATCGTTGTATCAAGCACACCAACACTTCCAGTTAATTCGCTTCTTAAATTATTTTTATTTGCAAGCATTGTTTATTATAAATTTTGAAGTAAAGAAATGTCTTCTTCAATGTTATCAATTCTGTCGCTCAAATCTGATATATCAATGTTTGTTGATGCTATTGCATCCGCATTGTCTGTAATTCAGTTTTGTGCATCTTGTAATGTTCAAGCGGTCATTGTTAATGCAACAATTGAATTTGCTTCAAAGCTGTGTGCAACCTTTGAAAGTGTTTTTGGATTTGCTGTGTCATCACCAACACAATATTCAACGGCTCTTTCAATTGTTAATGTGTTTCCGCTTCTTGCTGTAACTTTCGCAATTTCTCTGGTTACTGTTTGTCCGTTCAACTGTTGTTCAATTGTTATCATATAAGGAAATGAAGATGGAAATATTCATCCATCATTCACAATTACACTCGTTGAATTTGATGAAATTGCACTCACCAAATACGAACTCACATTGTTTGCAGTTTCATATTTTATAAATGTCATTTCGCTGGTTTTATATTATGTAAAATTATTCAATTACATTCCATAATGTATCGGTCTTTGCAATGGTCAAAACACACTGGTCTGGTTTATATGAAATTTTATTCACAACTTTATTGTCCAATGTTATTCAAGCATTCAACACTGATATTGTATCTCATGGTTTTATTTCTTCGAAAGGGTAGTTGGTATTCAAAGTAATACTCATTTCTTCCTTTGGATTCTTATTATCTGCAATATATTGGTTTCCATATGCATTTTGTGTTGTTGCACTGTTTAATGAAGAATTTTGTTCATATTTATCTTTTTGTCCGTATGTTGTTTGACTTGTTGCATCTGAATAAACTTGAACCGTTCATCAATTTCTTGCCAATGAATAATTGTTCACAACAGATTCGATTGTGTCTGTTATGCTCATTTTGTCGATGTCATGGTGCAAGTGAAGAAAATGATTCCTTGCTGTATTGAAGAAGTGTAATTTTCATTCTCCATCAATTAAAAACTTGTATCATGCTCACTCTGAAACAGTTTTAATAATATCAAAACAACTCTTGTAACTCCAATTGTAATTTTGAGTTGTTGTATCTGATTCATCTATTGTTCAAGCAGTAATACAATTATATTTTGTTTGAAAATATGTTAATACATCTTGAATCATTGCTGATGGTGTTTTTGAATAACTTCCATTTGTGAATAAAATATTATTCAATAATGAATTTACTCATAAACAAACAAGTGTTGTATATTCTCTTGAAGATTCAACACTTCTGATTATTTGAGAAATAACACCATAATAAATTTGGATTCATCCTTTGTGATAATCATCAAATAATACAACTTTCACCAATTCACCTCACTGGTAATTTAATTCTGAAATTTTATATGTTGTTTGAATTGAAAGTTGTCAATCACCACCATTGATGTTTGAAGTGAACGAGATCTCGTTCAAGATGTCGTTTGGATTGATTGTTGCTTTATAACTTCCATCCAAGTTATAAGTTTTGATTTGATAAGTTTTCATTATAAGAATTTTACAAAATAAGATAAAGAACCAGTGTATGTTCAAGTGTTATACACTGAATATATGTTTTCGCTATATTGCAATGGTGTGAATGGTCATGTGTATGCAACTTCAACATCATTCACCGTTACTTTCTTTGTTTCTCAATCAAAGATTATAATATCTCATGCAGTTAATGAAGTATTGATTTCGATATTATATCAATTCAATGTGAATCTCATTCATGTTGAATTTCAAGAATCCATTGTGATATAAAGTTTTGGGTATGTTTCTGCTCTTCAATCATATATTACACTGCTTTGATATGTTCATGTTTGAGATGTAATTGTTGATGTTGTTGGTGTTTCCAATTGTGAATGCGGATTAATACAAGTGAAAGTCAAAACAACATTTCAAACTCGGTTCACATTATAGTTTTGTCTGTTGAATTTTAATGATGTGCAAGTTGCTGTCCATTCTCTCACAACTCCATTAATGGTGATTTTTAATGTTCATTCTGTTTTTGATGTTCTGTATTTTATTTCATCAATCAAATTATTTAATGAATCTGGTGTATCTCATGAAACAGAAAGCACCAATTGAATTGTCTTTTTTCTGTAATACTTTCACAAAACTCATCAACCATCTTGCAATGGTGTGTTATATGTGTTGAAATCAATTGTTCCAATATCATCATGATTTGATTGGATTACTCTGATTGAATTTCAATTATCAAGATTCCAACCATTAAAAACGAAAACACCATCCATCACATTTGAAAGGATTTTTGGTGCATCTCATAATAATTGTGAATTGAATTTATTGTCCATTGCTTTGTTTTATATTAAATAATTCAATAATTTTTCTCCAATTTTGTCATTCTCACAATTTCTTGTGCAAGTTCTTGAATATCTGAATCTTTTCTGATTGTTACACTTCACATTGTAATATTTATTCAATTATCATTGTTGATTATCTGCTCATTTGGAACAATTGTTCCAGATCTATTCGGAATGAATAATTCTGGTCATCTTTCTCAAACAAGATATGTTGTTCAAGCATTCACCATTCAACCATCTGCTTTTCATCATCCAAAGCTCAATAAACTTTTTGCTTTGCTCATTGCATTACTTGAAAAATTTGTAACAGTTTCTTTTGCACTGTTCCATGCATCTTTTATTTGTGCAACAATATTTTTAATCGTTTGAATCAATGATGTGCATTTATCAACACACCAATCATATGCTCATTGAATTCAATCTTTAATTGATTGCCATGTTTCACCAAAAGCAGTTGTTAATGCTTCATCCATTGTTGTTGCGAAATTGATTGCCATGTCTTTGATTGATTGCCATGCTCATTCCCAATCTCATTCAAAAACCTTTAAAATCAAATCAATTGCTTGGAATAATCAAACAAGTAATCATTCAACAATTCTGATTCATGCACCGAATGTTCTTTGAACTCAATCCCATAAACCTCAAACAAGTTCCATTATTGCATCATGGTGTTCTTCCCATCGTTTTTGAAGTTTATCAATTCGTGGTTGAATAATTCATGATATTTTTGAAACTGCTTCTTGTGTCTTTTCTTGAATTCATCACCAATTATTTGCTCGTGCAACTCATAATGCTGTAACTCATGCAATAATCCATCAAATCGGTCATGAAAGCAATGCGATTCAACTGATAATTGTTGGCAATGCCAATGCCAAACCGCTCAAAACTGCAGTTAATCATGCAACGGCTGTAACGGCGGTAAATATTCATGCAGTCAATTTTGGATTCTCTTCAATCCAATTCACAACCTTTTCAATTATTGGTGAAACTGCTTGCAATAATCTGTCAAAAACTGGAATCAAAGCATCTCAAATTGTATTCTTCATATTTTCCCATTGTGCATTCATTCTTGCAATTCTTTCTTGCATTGTTTCTTGCACTTCTCATGATGCTTCAAGTTCTTTCTTTCATTGCGAAACAACTGCATTCACCAATGCTTGTTTCTTTTCTGCTTCTGTTAATTCATTAACAGTCTTTCAAAGCTGTTTTGCATATAATTCTTGTGCTTCGCTTTGTTTAATAACGATTCACAAGTTGTCCAATATCTGAACACTTCATCTTCATAATCATGTTACGATGTCATCCAATGCTTCTTCCATTGTTCTTCACATCGCTTGTCATTTTACTCTGGCAATTTCCATCATCGTTGCCATATCTTCCGTGTTGGAAACGATTCACAACGAATATGCTTTGTTGGCGGATGCCATTAATTGTGTATCTGCAACCGTTCATCTTGATGCTCTTCTCATTGCTTTTAACATTTCATCTGCGGAAATGTTTGCGGATTCTGATAATCTTTCAAAACTTCTTTGCAATGGTTCATTTTCAATTGATGCATCAATGAAACTTTTTCACAATGCCAACATACTTCATGCAACAACGGTCGCTGTTGCTCAAACTTTTTTTAATGCAGATTCTGTTGATTTACTCCATTGAAACGATTGTTTCTGTAAATTCTCCGCTTGCTTTCATAATTTGGAAAACTCTGCGGATGCTTGATTGTCTGCACTGATTTTTACTTTTAAATCATATGTTGTTGATGCCATGAATTAATGTTTATGTGATGAAACTTTTGCTCTTTGTTTTGCTCTTTCATTCTCGATATGTTCATGCTTTCTTTCTCTTTGAATCATCTCAAAATGCAAATCGAGAATGGATTCTGGTTCATTGTCGAGATCTGATGGCTTGCAATGATATAATTCTTTAATGAGAATATAATCACGGTGTTCCTTTGTTAATCATCTTCAATTTCTCAATGTTCTTTCGAACTGTTCCAGAATCAAATTATTTCTTGCTGGGTATTTTGGCTTTTTCAACCTCTGCCAACACCATATTATAATCCTCGTTGCTCATTTCATCAAGCTCATCTTGTGAAAGATTTGTCATGTTTACAATTACAAAATCATTCGCTTTTTGGAATCTTTCAACTTCAATTTTGAAATCTCAACTTTGTAATTGTTGCGGTGTAACTTGCATTCATTGAAACATAATGTCGTTGAATTCTCTGTCAATCTTCCTTGTATAAACCTTTGAAATCTCAACTTCTTTAACTGTTCAATTGATTGTAACTTTCATCTTCCTTGTTTTAAAAAATTAAAATCCTTGTTTTGATTATCGTGCTTGCGGAAAAACAAGGAAAATCCGCAAGCACGGAATATATTAATATCAAATTGAATTGCTGTTTAATAATAACACTTCGATTGATGTTGCATCGTTTGTGCTGTATTGTCCAGTAAATCACATTGTTTGTTTAATGATTTCATCGTTTCCATCTGATTTTGTCCATTCAGTGAATCCAGCTTTCATCAAATCAACATAAATTGATGGGTAAATTCCAGTTGCCAATGCTGTTGCATTTGTGTTTACTGCATAAAAACGAACTGCTTTCTTTTGTGAATTCAAAACATAATCTCTCAATGTTGTTGATTCATATATTGCTTCGAAATCTCATTCAATTCCGAATTGTTGGTTGTAAATATCTTCAACATCTGTTGAACCAAAGCATTGAATATCTGTTAAGTTCTTATTTATTGCAATTCTGAAATTTTGAACACATTGTTCTGATGCAGAATCAAGTCATGCTTCATTGCTTGCAAATCTTACTCCAGACATGCTTGCTGTGAATGGATTCTCGCTTGCATATGCTGGTGATTGAGATGATGCACTCTGGATCTGTTTTCACATGAATTGTGCATTAAACTTCATATAATCTGCAACTTCGCATGAAAGCTCAAATGTATTAATCATACAATATGGTGCATAACTTCAAGCAATTGGGTCATCATCATAAATTGTTGCTGTTGGATGTGCATTGCTTTGTAATTCCTCAAAGAACCATGCATTTATTGAAACGGCTGTTGCTGTCATTGACCATGTTCCGTTTGTAATGCTTCCGCTTGTTGATTTATCAAAGAAGTAATATTTTGTTGTTCCGATTGTGATTATCTTCTTTAATACTGCTGAATTTCCACTCAAAACATCTCATCTTGCTGGTGTTCATCCAGATGGTGTTCAAGTAACTGCATAAAGTCTTGTGCATTTTCATAATGCCAACTTTAAAAGGTATCAAATTGAATCATCTTTAACGATTCATTGTAAATCTAATGTTGATGCATTCTTTGTTGTGAAAGAATCTGCAACCGCATCGATTACTCAATATCATGATTCATCTGATGCACTTTCAATTGCTGGGTTTAATGTTCAACTTTCCTTTGAAATCCAAACTGATGGTGAAACTGCTGTTCATCTCGTTGCTTCAATTCAAAGTCAAATTGCTGATAATCTTCCGATGTTTGCCATTTTTTTGATTAAATTAAATGTTAAAAGTTATTTATCTTCTTTTTCAGATTTCTCATCAATCTGCATTATTTCCCTTGCTTTTTCTAATGCTTCAATCAAATTTTTTCATTCCACAACGATTCACCATTTTGGAAATGAATATTTTCTCACACCATCATCAATCTTTACTTCAACATGTTGTTCGATTTCTGGTGTTTTCTTTTCTTTACATCCTTTGCATGCCATTTTCTTTATAAACAAGATATAAATTATTTGCTGACCGCTGTGAATAAACAATTCACATTAAATACTCTGATTGGCTCTTGTGTGTTTGCATATCATCGATTAAATGTGAATGTGCATGAAACAACGGTTCAATCATCATTACTCCATACGATAGATTCGATTTCTTTGAGTTTCTGCATCATCATGTCCGCAACAACCCTCATATTATCTTCAACAGTTGAAAGATTCTGTTGAATTCTGTCAATCAATCTTATGGTGTAATTGATTTCTGATTCGTAACTGCAAGAATCAAGATATTTAACATTTCCATCATCTGGGGTAATGATAATTGCTGGGTAATTAATTCCATCTTCAATTTTGATGTCATGATTGTAAACCGCTCAAATTCTTGCATCATCTCATGTTGCGATTTCAAGCATTTTGTTATACAATGCATCTCATATTGCTTTGAATGAATATGTTGTTGTATCTGTCATTATTCTTTTAATTTTGCATCTAAATCTTCGAGTATTATATCAAGAATTTTGTCTTTATGCTCTGTGAAAGCTCTTTCAAGATAATACTTTGTTTGTGGATTCTTTCTGTTTGAGAATTCTCTCACACTTGCATATGCCAAAGGCGAACCAACCACAACAAATCATTTGCTGATGGTGTTGAAATCGTTTGAAATACTTCTTCTCAATGCTCATGTCAAATATGGTGCATTTTCTTTCGCATTGTTGGAAATCTCTTGTCCAATATCAATCATGATGATTTGCGAAACTGCATTCACTTTGTCATTTAATTGCATTAATTTATTGAAATCTCATTGAACAGTTAATTTCATTCGCTTTCTTGAATAATGGCTTTGTAAAATAATCTTTTACTTCCATCTCGTTTCTGGAATGATTTTACAATGTAAATCACACCATCCACCGAGATCTTATCTCAAACAACAATTCATGAATAATCGCAATATAATTTTTTCATTTTATACACTGTTGCATCATCAAATCACTGTGTTGGCTCTAATGGTTGAATATTACACTTGAAAGATGTTCAAGTTGAACCATATGTTGAAATTCATGTTGTTGCATTTCTCGTGTATCAATAACGAGTTGCTGTTTTGTTATATAACATGCTCATGAATTATTATATTGCCAATGTAAAATTCTTGTATTTATCAAGCAACTTTGTGAAAGAAAAATATAAATCATCTGATGATTGTGATGAACTCTTTGCACCAAATGTGATTTGCTCATCTCACAATTTATATGATGATATTCCAACATGATATTGTTCTTTCAATGCATCTGGTAAATTTCCACAAGCAATCATGATTTCAATCATTGTTAAATCATTTGGAATTGCTGTGCTTTCATATCAAGCAGTGTATTTGATTGTAAAGAATCCAAAATCAAGATTTGAATCAAAACTCTTGAATATTGCTCTTCTTTGTTCTGCAATCATGTAATCTGTTCCTTGAACTCCACTGTATGTTTCACCATCAATCTCTTTGATTGCTGTTACTGGTTTATTCTTCAAAAAGATGTTATATCAAAAAGAATTTACATATATTTTTCTTGCATCGATTGTTTCTGTGTAATCGGCTTCCAAGAAAGAATCAACACCACAAATCTTGTTTATTTGCTGTCATGAAGATGCAAGTATCATTGTTAATATTTCATCGTTTGATGTGTCTGTTGATGCGATTCATAAATAATTTTTGAATTGTGATAATGTTGCATACATTGTATTTCAGAATATTATTTTGTAAATTGATTATTTTGACTTCTTTGCAGTTTTCTTTTCTTCCTTAACAACTTCTTTTTCTGCTTTTTCTCATTCAACAACTTCTTCATATAAATGAGAATAATTTCTCAAAATGCTTTCTGCATGAACTGATTCAAATATTTCTCATGCTTTGATTTCAACTCAATCAACAAGTTGTGTTTCTTTTGAAATGTTCTTTAATTTCATTTGATTCATTTATAAGTTATAAATTCTCGCACGGCTCAATAAAGAACCGTGCAAGATATTATTTAATGGATGGATTAAAGTGTAACATTTATTCCAAGTCCAACAGTCTTTCCAAGTCCAGCAACAGAATTTGCGATTGCAAAACCGAAATCCATTGTTGCAATGATCTCGTAACCTTTTCAAGGGCATTCTTTCAAGTATAACTTTAATGGTGAACCAAATCCGTATTGAACAGCTGGTTTGTAAATACATGCGAAAGAACCTTTTGTGTTGTTTGCAGCAGTTCCATCAACAAGTCCAGAAGTATTTGTTAATGCTGGGAAATCTCTTGCAACTAATACATCAATTCCGAATGCTTTTGCCAAAACACCTTGAACGATTGTTGCATTAGGTCCGAATTTGTCCATTGTGATAACTTCTGACAATGCGAGTGCTTTGTTGTAAACATTTGCTGGCATGATGAATAATAAGTTGTTGAGGTCTGCTTGGTAACCAGCATCAATAACTCATTTAACAGCAAGTAATGAAGCACTTGTGAAAGTTCCAACAGAAACTCCAGTGTTTGCAATACCAACCATTCTGATTCCATTGTCTTGTTGTGTGAAGTATGGATTTCCAGAATATGTTCCGTTTACATTTCCACTTCATGATGCTGTATCATCTGCATTGATTATTAATGCATCAATTGTTCTTCCAGCACTTCTGTTGATTCTGTCTTTGATGATTGCTTCAATATCAACAACAGAATATTCAACTTCTCTGTATGAAAGTGCAACAGTGAAGATGAATTGTCATTGAGAAATTGTAACTTCTCATGTTGCTGGTCATTCTTTGGCTGGTGTGATGCTATATGCACCAGTTGTCCATTCACTGTTTCCAATGAAAAGGTCTGCTTCTCCAATAACTGGAACTTTTGCAGATATTGGCATGTTGTTTCCATGATTTCATGGTAACAAGTTAATTAATGAAGAATATTTTGGAAGCATGTCCAATGCTGGGTCTAATACAACATTGGTTGGAATTACTTCTGCACCAAATCCAGTGTTTGTTGTGTGCATTACTTCATTCGCTTTTGTTTCTTCAACAACTTCTTCTTTAACTTCGATTCCAGAAAGCTCTTTTGCTTTCATGATTAGTTCTTTAATGTTCATTCTTAATTAAAATATGTAATTAAAAAGTGTTTAGGAATTCGCTTTTTTTAAAAGTTGTGCGATTTTCCCATATTGTCATGAATTCTTTGAAGCTGGTGCTTGATAAGAACTTCATGATTGGATTGCTGTGTGTTTAACGGCATGTTCAAGTTGAATCATTACTTCAATTGCTCACTTCATCAATTCTGATTGATTTGCAATTTGTTTTTGCAATGACTTGATTTGCTCATCTTTTTCATCCAACTTTTGATTGAATGATTTCACAAAAGAATTGAATTCAGCAACTTCAATGCTCTTGTGTTCAACATTAATTGATTTGCTCTCTTCAACAACTTCATTGTTGCTTGTTTCATCAACAACTTCATCGTTTGATTCAGTTTCAGAATCATTTTCAGAATCATCGCAATCGCTTGCAGTTGATATTTCAGATTGTTCATCTGCTGGTGTTTCATCTTCAACAACTTCTTCTCATTCAACAATTTCTCATTCAACAGCTGTTCAGATCTCTTTCACTTCTTCAACAACTTCTTCTGTTTTCTCTTCTTCTGGTTGTTCTTCTTCAACAACCTTTTCTTCTTCGCTTTCTTCTTCCTTAACTTCTTCTTCAACTTTTTCTTCGTTTTCTGCTCATTCTTCTTCTGAATGTGCAATTTCTTCGCTTTTTTGCTCATTTGTTTCTTCAATTTCTTTCTTTGTATCTTCTTCAACCATTGAATCATCAATGACTTTTGAATCAACAACTTCTTCTGTTGGCTCTTCTGCTGTTTCCATTTCTTCTTCTGCTTTGAAGCATGAATCAAAACTCTTTACGAGTGCAAATGGATTTGCTGGAACAGAAACAAGTGATATTTCAAACAACTCCAAATCTTTAATCAAATTCGTGTAACTGTAATTTCATTCTGAATCAACATTTTCCATTGTTTCAAAATCGTTTACACGGTATCAAATTGAAAATGTTCTCAAAACTCCATTCTTTAACTTTGAGAAAACTCCATCTGTGTCTTCTGTAATCTTTGCTTTTATGAATAAACCTTTATCATCAATGCTTGCTTCTGTTACATTTCCGATTGGTTTGTCCATATCATGTTGCAATAACACGATTGGATTTGTCATGTATTGCTTTAAAGTGTTTTCGAATGCAGATGGCTCAACAATGTCGTTCATTCTGTCTTTGTCTTTTGTTGAAGCATATCATTCGATTTCGTATGCTTTTGAATCTCAATCAATGATTTCTTTCACTGATTTCTTATCACATACGATTTGAAAGAACTCCTTGTCTTTGATTAATTTAAATTTCATCGTTTAAATATTATAAATTAAAATCTTTTTCTTCTGTATTGCATTGTGCATCTGCAATTTACTCATCATGGTGGCATTTCTGTCATCACACTTTGATATATGTGGTCAATATCACACCATCATTCTTCTTCACATTCCATATGCTCTGGGCGAACACGATTATCTCAAACGGTCAATCGTTTCTTTTCCATCTGGATTCATGCATTTTCTAATGCATCGATTGGCTCTCTGTTTCCGAATTCATATGCTTTTGCTGTTTCTGTAACTGCAATGCTTCTTGCTCTCGGTAATCAAAACAATTTATCATCGATTTTGTTTATCTCTCATTGTATCTCATTCCATGATAAATGATTATCAATTCCGTTCTTCAATGTGTTTATTACATCTCGTTTTGTCGTATGCGATATGCTTCATTTGAAGTTTGAAAGGTTTAATTCTCATCGCTTGCTTGCATATTCGCTTGGTTTCTCTGGGTAATAATCAATTCATTCTTCTTTCAATATCTTTGCGAATTTTCTATATTGTTTTTTGTATCAATGCTCGAATACTTTTTCCAAAGGCAATTCCATGTCATCAATTAATTGCATTATTCACATTGCTCTTCGGAATCACTGCAATGGGTCATCTCCGAACATTTCATCTTTCCACCCTTTTTTGTCTGGGTATAAATGCACATGCTCATTCTGTAATATGTTGAATTCAATACTTATCAAATACACATGATTCTCGTATAGATCTTGAACATTCTCTTCCAAATATTTTCTTTGCTTTTTAAAAGATTTTTGCACGATGCTGTATAATTTTGCTTCTTTTCTCAATAAATTTCTGTAATCTTGTGAAAGCATCTTTTTACATTTCATCTCATGGTAAAACTGCATCGAGTGTTATATCTTCAAGCAATACTTGGTTTCTTGATGTCATCAATTTGTTTGCATTTTCATCATCTGATGGTTCAAGTCATCTTTCGATTCTTGCTTCATTGATTGTTAATATTCAAGTCTGAACATCTGCTCTTTGTCCGTTCAACCATTCTTGGGTTTCCTTTAATTGTTCTGAATCTGATTTAATCCAATACTTTTCAAATATGTCTGGTCTGAACATTTCCAAACACTTATTTAATATTGCATCAAAATCTCTTTCATGTGGTTTAACTGTTCATTCAAGGAATTCTTCTTTTACATTCTGTCCGTTGCTGTAATTTGTATCTTTAATATATCACAACAATGCTTTTGGAACTCCAAATGCAGAACAGATTTTGTCTGTTGATAATTCACGATGTGAAATCGTTTCCATATCTCTTGAAGTCAATGAAATCTGTTTAATATCTTGAATTCATCATCCAACAAGAACTTTGTGTGCATTCTGGCTTCATTTGAATTGTGCTTCAAACTGGTCTTTTGCAATTTGCTGTTCTTCTGCTGTTAAATTTCCATCCAATAACAACATCAAATCTGGTCTTGCACTGTTCTTGTAAAAGCTGTAATTTGTTTTTGATGCTTCGAGATCTGTTACAACATCATACATGATAGATGTCAAAACTCACATTCCATTGATGCTGTAATTTATGTCATCCTCGAATTTGAAATATCAAATTTCTTCAACTGGGAAAACTTGTGTTTTCATTCCATTGTTTGTTGTAACACGGAATGAAGTAATAACACCATCTTGCAAAACTTTTGTAACGGCTCTTGAATCAAGAATATCAAAACGGATTGTTTCTCCGAATGTGTTTCTGATTGGTTTGATGTATAATTCACCAGAAACAAGATAATTTCTCCAAAAATTTACTTTGAATTTCTCGAAAGTTGGTGTCTTAAACAAAGAAAAAACTTCTTCTGTTGCAACATTATCTTCAACGGTCTGTTTATCGTTGTCTAATAAATAAATTCCATTCCTTGCAACCGCTCATGCAATTTTTCTCACACATTCACGGATGTCTGAATTTTTCATGTATAAATCAAAATATGTTGCTTTTGAGAAAACAACATCATTATCAAACAACAAAGAAAGGTCTAATCAATAATTATTTCAAACAGATTTTTTATTGACTTTGTTTATTTCGAAATTGAATAATCTCATGCATGATTATATTCATTTAAACAAAAGCATTATAATCACGGATGCGATTTCACAAAGCTCATTTTTTAATAAAAAACACGGCTTTCAAACCGTGCTTTCATAATTGCTCATATTTTAATTATTTTATCTGTAATCCATACAACTTGAAATTTCTCACTTTGTTGCAATACAATATTCTTGTGCTTCACCACCAACATATATTTTAACACTTCCAACACCATTGATTGCTTTTGATAATTCAACCGCTTGTCATCTTGCAAGGAAATCAACGGAATCATTTACTCATAGATCTGGAACATCGTTAAATGAAATTGCAATTACACCATCATCAATCTTTTCAACCTTTTCAAATGTTGGCTCTTCTTTGTATAATTCGTTAATAGTGTTGATTCTTTCTTGTAATCCATCAATCTTTTCTTCTTCTGGTGCTTGTGTTGTTGTTGGTGTGTAACTTGATGTTGTTCCATCGTTTGTCATTGATGCATATATTCAATGAAGAATGATGAAAGCAAAAAAAACGATTACTCGGAATCGCACTTTCTTCCATATTGGTTTTTGTGATGTTTCTGTCATGTCGCAAGCATTAAATGATAAATTGCTGATAATATAATGAATAAAATTTCTGATTCAACAAAAAAACGATGCTTGCACACCGTTCCTTTGCTTTTACCTTTTATACTCTTCCATGAAAACAAAAACTTCATACAATCCTTTTGTATAAAATTTCTGATGATTTGCAAAAACTTATTTTTATTTTTCTTCTGGTTCAACATCGATTCTTGGCAAATCTTCTGGATTACAATCAATAATGTTCTTTAAAACATCAACATTGATTTCTTCCATCTTTTTGAAATCAAGATTCAACTTTTCTTTTGCATTGTTCATGATTCCAACTCGAATATTATACCATTCTGCAATCTTTAATGCTTGTGCTTGTTGATTCTTTGCTTGTGTAATCATTGAAATCAACTGTTGCATTTGGTTTGCCATTAATTGCATTTGCTCGATTGGTTTAATATCACTTGTTGCATGTGTGTCTTTCTCAACTCTAAATAAACCATCATCCAATTTTGTGAATTGTGGCTCTGGATTAAATTTTCTTTCTTCCATAATATTATTAGTAATAAATTAAAAACTTTAATCTTGTTCGAATTTATCTGCCATCTGGTCTTTCTTTTCTTCAAGGAACTTCCAGAACTCATTCAATGTAATCTTTGTAATCGGTCTGCATGTATCGTAAAGTGATGAATCTTTGTGCAGAAATTCCAATATTAATCTTTCTGCTCATAATAATTCCAAACTTTCGCTCTTGAAAGAATTCCGTTTTTTTTCATGTGCATAATCTTTTGGTTTTTTCATTTAATTTTAAATTGATGCAATAAAAAATCTGTTCCTTGTTTCTGTTAATGTAAACAACATTGAATCCACCATGTCATCGTGTTCCGCATTTGGAAATGTTATTAATTCATCAATCAAATCATCATTTCATGGTGCAAATATAACACGGTGTTCTTCAAACAATATTTGTTTTTCCATTAATCTTGTTGTTTTGTCTTTGATTGTTTTCTGTTCTTGAACTGCCATTCACATATTCGCAAACACTGTCTTTAATACTTGTTGATATGCAACCGTTTCAACAATAACTCTGTTTGCTCTTCGTTTATCGTATAAATTTTTTACTGTTTGGCTCGCTTTTCAAAGATTCTTTTCAACTCATTCCAATCAAACACTTTCCAATATGTAATATCTGTCTTTAATCTTTCATGTAACACAAATTGCGAATCTGTCCGTTCATTCTTTTTCTGAAACCGCTGGATCAACTCCAATTACAATTGAATCGAATTTCAATCATCTGCAATTATTATCTCGTTGAATCATATCTCTTGTGATTATATGCTGTCCGTTCATGTATGGAATCAACAAGTAATTCTGATTGAAAGAAATGCTTCATAATCTTCTTCTTTCTGTTTCAAGTGAAACATATCTTCTTGCAACTTCACGGATTCATTCATTTAACTTTTCTGCTTCTTCATCTGTTTCAACAAAACGATTCCGCACGATGTTTTTGTCTTTATCATATATTGGCAAATTTATTATTACTCGTGATTTGTCGTTCTTGATGTGTTCTTCAAATCTCGGAACAATTCCATCTTCATATATTGTATTTCAAAGGAATATTATTTGTGTGCTTCATGTCGTTCATCACAATACTTCATTCAACATGAACTCGAAATTTTTATCAATCTTCTTTCTGCTTTGGCATGATGCAATTGTGTCAACATCATCAAACACGAGTAAATCTGGTCTGAATTTCCCATCTGGTGCGGTATAATTCTTTCATCTTGGCGATGTTCACAAACTCATTGCTCTGATGTAGCAATTATTCTCTGTAACGAATTTGTCGATTCTTTTTATCTTCTTTTGTCATTGAACCTTGACTGTGTCTGGGTAATACAAATTTCAATAATCTCTGCAAAATCTTTCTCACTGGTCTGTGTCATTAATGAAGCTGTTCGCAATGTATGTTAAATTTTCTTCTGCATTATCGATTGTCTGTGAATATCGCATTATATTTCTTCTTGTTTTGTATGCGATGCACCATGAAACATACATCTGGGCGATGGTTGTTTTTGCACTTCAACGGAATCATTTAAAATAAACATTCTTTCATGATTGTAATGCATTGTAATATTCAATCAAACATTCTGGTGTATCAAAAGAGTAGTATTCTTTGAAGAAGAATTGGCAAAAATCAAAAAACCTTTCTGAAAAATATGCATTTCTCAATGGTTTGCTGTGGATTAATAATTCTGTCGCTTCTTCGTAATTCATTAATTTTTATTTTTCTTTAAAAGCTGTTTCAATGCTTCTGTTTCTTCATCTGTTAAATCATTTCTTTCTTCCTTGTTTGTGTTTTCTGTTTTTGAAATGTTTGTTGGCAATCACATTTCCGTTCTTTTGATTTTCCAGATGTTCATGATGTCGTTGGAATATAACTTCTTTTTCTTTTCACCTTTCTTTGTGGTTTGTTTTAATTCATTGAATTGATCTTCCATCCATTGAAGAATCTCTTCACCCAGCATTTCATATCTTTCCATTTTATTGCTCAATTCTTTGGATGCTTCTTTTCACTTTCTTTTCAATGCTTCTTGATAAATCTTTTGTTTATATTCTTGCTTTTCTTTTCACCATCATTTTGTTGAATCCGCAATCTGTTTATTCTTTGCTGTGTCTTTATTGTATCTTTGTTTCAAGAAAGGTTGAACATCATCAAATTCCGAAAGCATGAATTCCAGCTTTATTTTTTGCCAATCATACTTTTGTTTTCCCATTTGATTATTTCTTTAAATAAATAATTTCTTTCCCTTTATCATTTATCATGAAATCGAATCACAATTCTTTCTTTGCTTTGATTAATTTGCGATTCGCTTCAATGTTCTTTTCAATCAATCTGTCATTCTGTTTCTGAACTTCTTTGAATCTTTTTAAAAGATTGTTGTAATCTTCTTCTTGTTCGTTGATTAATCTTTGTAAATCTGAAACATCTTTTTCGTTTTTCATTTCCTTGTTTTACCATTTAAAATTTGTATGTCGTTTCTTTTAACATTCTTTCGTTCTTTGAAATATTTTTTTAATTCTCATTCTTTGATTCTTTCATTAAAACCTTTGTGTCTTTGTCTGAATAAAATCTTTTCTTCTTTTCCAACTTCTGATTCTGTTCTTTATAGTATGCAATCTTTTCTTCGATTTCCCATGTTCTCAATTCGAACAGTTCTTTATCACATCTCATTTCTTCAACTCTTTTTTGTCCGAACTTCTTTATCATAAACAGTGTGTATTCAATATAATTTCAATTGAGTATTACATTGCATCTCATACATCATGCAAAACAATTATTTTCATCAAAGCGATATTTCAACACTCATCTTGATATGAAATGCATGTTTTGTGCGAATTTGAATGGAATCTTTTTTCAACACAATGGGCATGTAACGATTCAATGCGAATCTGAATCTCTCAATCTGATGTATAAACTGAAAACACTGTCCAATTCCTTGATTAATTTTTGTCTTTTTGGTTTTTTGGCATTTTTTCCCATAACTGAAAACACCATTGAATAAATCAATGGTTCAATAAGGAATTAATTACTTATGCAACCATATAATATTTATTTCAACGGTGTTTTCAAAAACTTATTTTTTTATTTCCCTTTTTCTAACAATGTTATTTTAACATATTATCAATTAAAATTGTTATTATTATAACAATAATCAAAATAATAAAGAAAGAAATAAATGTAATAAACTCAATAAACCTTGTTTCAAACACTTCAAATTTTGCATGAATGTATAAGATGCAAAGATGAAAGCATATTATTAAAAGTAATATGCATAAAATTATTAAAAATATTTTCATTACTTTAATATACTAATATAAAAGTCTGATTAACTATGTCTTAAATGCCATTCACCATAATATTCGTCCCTTTCTTTTTTCAGCTTTTTATTTTCTTCTTCTAGTTGTCCGATTTTCTCGGACATCTTTTTATTTTTTTCTACTAATTCCACAATAAATTTTTCCAGTTGGTCTTTTGTCATTATGTTCAAATTTATTATTCCCATTACTTTAATATACTAATTAAAAACTCAATTGGATTGTCTTGTATTGATAACAAAGCTAGCATATCAAGATATTCATTTTTCGTATTTATGTCATACCAATCCCCATTGTCTTCTAAATTTGCAAAGTTTATCTTATCATTATCGAATAACCATTTGATAAATTCATAACCTTTACAAATTATAATTGCTCGGCTTTCTTCTTCGCATATGTATGATAAATCTGGAAATCTTGAAGCAAAAATATTTTTGTTTTCTTTATCTATTCACCAAACATAATTTCATCTTCAATATTCTTCTCATTTCCATTTTTCATAATCATTAAGATATTTTACAAGTTTTTCCATTCTGATTTGTTTTATCAATTAAATCTTTAATCATTTTTTCTGTTTTCTTTTCTGTGGAATCCGTAATGTTCTGCCAACAAGATTTTTGCAATTTCCATCATTCTTTCTTTATTCTTTGGAAAATTAGTTGACAATTCATTCATTTCTTTGATTAATGCATCTTTATCTGTTTTTTCCATCCCATTCTTTAAGATGTAAATGGCAAAAAATCATCCATAATAATGCAACAATTTGTTGTGTTGTATCTCATCGGATTATTCAAAATCAAAGCACAATAACCCATAAGATATACAATATTGCTCGAACTATTCTCATTATAGATCTATATTAAAATTTAAAATCATAATCCATTATGTAACTTGTTTCCAACATGCTGATTGCTTCTGCATCTCAAACATGATTCGCTGTTTCGATTACTTCTTTGATTACATTATCATTCAATGTTTTGTAATCGCTGTATTTCTGTAATTTTTCTTTCAATTCTTTGATAACAGATTTCAATTTCTTGTTTTTATCTTCCAACTGATGGATTCTTTCTTCTGCTGTCATTACGATTGTTCAATCTCTTTTAACTTCCATCTTTATTCTCACAAATCAAATAAATCTGATAATCTTTTGTTTTCTTCTGAAAGTTTCTTGTTGGTTTCTTGCAATAATGTATTTTGTTTCATCAATCGCATGTTTTCTTCTTTCAAACACATTATTTCTTCTTGCATTTGCTTTTCCTTGTTGTTTTTCTGCAACACATTTCTTCGCTTCATCTGTTGCATGTAGTTTTTAATGTCGTTGGTGTTCATGGTGATTATATTTGTGCATTTAAAAATATTTCATATTCTTTTTTTAATCTTTTTTTCTCTTCGATTAATGCCATCGCTTCTTGCGGTTCATCTGTCATGTAATACTTATCTTCAATTTCTTTTAACATTGATTCATAAACAGATGCAATCACAAGTGCTTCTTCGCTCGAATATTTAATATCAATGATGTATCGAGTTGGATTTTTTATATCTTTTTTTGGTGGCTGATATTTGTTGTATTTTGCTTCCCTTTGTCTGATTGTGATTGCATCTTCCCATGTCCATCATGATTTGATTCTCATCATGAAAGCATTATATGAAACTCCGTTTTCTTCACCTTTGTTTTTTCTGTAATATTCAATGTATTTCATTGCAAGTGTTGGTTATCGTTTAACTAAATAAACCATTCCTTTCATTATCTTGAATCTGTTGCTTTTGGCATCGATTTCTTAATCTGTAATATAAATCTTCATCTTTTTTCCATAATTCGTTTCTGTTCTGATATCTTATCATGTGGGTGATTTTATCTCGCACCATTTCTTTTCAATAAACTTTGCATAAATCTCAAAGTCTGATTCTGTCGATGATGAGATATTCTTCTCAATTCCTTTCATATTTGATGCTTGCCAAACTAACATTCAAATATCATCCATAAAATTCTTTTCTGTATGGTGTGAATACTGGTCTTTGTTGTTTTCTTCTGCTGATTTCTGCTCTGCAATCTTTACATTCTGTCTGCAATCCATCTGGTTTTGCTCTGTTCTTGTAAAAGTCTGAATGTAATTTAACAACTCCACATCTTGGGCATCTTTTTGTGTGTAATGCTGTTTCAGATTGTAAAGTCTTTGTTGCATTTACTTCATCAACTGCTTTTTTAACTGCTTTGTCGATTTTTCTTTGATAAAAGAAGTTTTTGATTCGTTCAAACATGATTGTATGTATAAAAAGTTAAAATGGTTGGTTCATTTGATAATTGAACCATATAATGAATAAAAGAATTAAAACTGTTGTTAATAATGCCAATAAACTGATAAATCTTTCCATTGTTTTTACTCCATGAATGTAAATCTTTCCGTTACATAACTTGAACACTTTTGTCCCTTAATGATTCTTGATGGTCAATAAAATTTCGTTCATCATTTCCGCTTTTGGTAACAATATTCGATTTGAACTTGCCACACACCATCATAATATGCTTGTGGAATATCTTTGTGGTATTTTTTATTCATTTGGCATAATCCGAAAGCATCTCCACCATCTCATCTTGCAAATAGATCTCGACTACCGTTTTCACATTCAATCATCTTTACGAAATCCATTCATCACAATTTAAATGCATATTGAACCATTTTTTGTCTAATATCATTTTGATTAAATCCATCATGTGTGATTCTTAATCCTTGATATTCAGAATTGATTTTTAATTCTGGATTTTTTATTGCAGTTTTCTCTGCATGATTAAACCCATTTCTTCATCAATCTGCTCAATTCTTCATGAATTGGCTGTTATTTCATTTTCCCTTTGTATGTTCCTTTTGTTTCTCTTCGCTTGTGATTCTTCCCATGATTGGATGCATTCTTGCTTTGCATATTCATCAACCCACCAACTGTCTGATTCTTCTTGCTTTTGTGCTTCCAATAATTGGTTTGTTTCAATCAATTGAAGTTTTTCTTTCTGTAATGTGATTAATTGCTCACTTGCATTCACTTTATTCTTTAAAACTGCTGTGTATGTAAATGCGATAACGATTAATCATAATGCGATAATGTTTATAATTGTTTTTTTGTTCATGTTTTATTGTATAGAATAAAAGGTTTCAAAATCTGTTTTCATTTGGCTTGCAACGAGTAATGCTTGCTTTTTATCAATCTTTAATTTCTCCATGAGAATCCATGCAATCTTCATCTTTGCAATTACCCAATGGTGTGATTTTACGGCTCACAATACTTCATCAATGCTGATGCTTTTTGTGATTCCATCTTTATTTTCTGCGAGTATTTTGTTTTTTGTGTATGTTATCATGGTTGTTGTATTACATTGTAAAATCTTTCTTCATTCTTATTTTTACGATGTTTATGTAATTCTCGACTTTAGTTGCCTTTGCCAATAACTGATTTGCTTGCAACTTATGGATTGAGATCTCGGATTCTCTTTGTTTGAATTCCTTTTTAATATGTGCATCTGCTGTTGAATCGGTGTGAATTTTCTTCCCATTTCAATCAAGCATCAATTTCAATTCAATCAACCTTTCTCATTTCTTCACATCGTTTTCCGCTTTCTCTTCTTCAAACAAACTTTTTAATTCAATTGCTTTGCATTCCATCTCTTCTCATAATGCAACCCAATCAAACAAATCTTGCTCGTTTAATCTCAATCACTTCATTTTAAATTCTTCGTGTTTCTTAATCATTGCTTCAACTTCCTTTGCATTGGAATCTTGTTTCTGCAACAATTCTTCAACTTCGAATGTTTCGATTGTATCTTGATTTGCCATTCCCTTGTTTTGAAAGATATAAATTACTCAATTGATGCTCGTGCATCTGCAATTTTCATTTTCATGTCTTTACTCACTGCATAAAACTTTTGAACATCCTTGATTAAATCATCTGATGTTGCGAACTTCTTCAAATATTCCGCATTCCCTTGTAATCTTTCCAAATCTTCTTTATTGAACCATTTTGGCTCATCTTTCTTTTCTTCTTTCTTTGCATCTTCTTTTCATGAAACAGAATCAAAAAGGTCTGCTTCTGAAATTTCCCAACACATGAGATGCAAATATCTTCTTTGATAGCTTTCAATTCATCATAAACTTTGAATCGCATTGCATCATTTCAATTCCAATTCTCTCATTGGTGAATGATATTGAACTGTTTCTTCTGGATTATCGATATTCACGATTGTTAATGTTGCATATTCATTGTTGAATGTAATGTGTGTGAATAATCCAACTTGATTGCATAATTCTGTTATTGCTGGCATAATGTCTGAAAGCTCGTAATAATCGAATCATGCAAATTTATTCTTTCATGATTTCTTCAAATTCGCTTGTAATATCTGTGATTTAACTGATTGAATTTTCTGATAAATGTTTGTTTTCTTTTCTGATGTTGTTGTTGCCATTTGTGTGTTTAATTAATGATAAATGATTATTTTGCTTTGTATCGTTTAACAGCGATTTCCCTTTTTTCTCGGTCATCACCGAATAAATCGAAATATTCTTGTGTTGATTTGAATCCAACTCTTCTCAACCAAATCTTGAACAACGGCTCGGATTCAATCTTGATGATTTGCTCGTGTGTCATGATTATTTGCTCAAACGATTTAAAATGTTTTGATATATTTCCATGTTCAATCTCGTTCATGTTTTTCTTCTGTCATCAACTTCTTTTTGCACCCTTGCTCTCAAATTTTTGTCTGCAATCTGCAATAATGCATTATCGATTTCATCAACTTGTTTTGAGAATATCTTCTTGATGCAATTGGTGTTGATTGTTTCACTTCCGAGATTCAAGAACTTCATTTGATTTGCCATTTTCTCAACGGTGGCTCTTTCTGTTGCTGTCGCATATAAATCACCATCGTTTGTCAAAATGTATGTTAATTCCTTGTAAATCTTTAAAGTGCTTGAATTGTTTGATTCTGCATTCATTCTTCTTTACAAACTTGAAGTAAAAGTGTTAAATTGTCATAAATGTTTTTTGGATTCGTAATTTTCGAACGGTGATATTTATTTTCTGAAACAATTTTTAACACTGCCATCAATGTTTCTTGCCATGTGAATCAATTTTGAACTGGCGGTGATTGTTTAAGTTTTCAAATCAAATTCTTTCAATAAATTCTGTTCCGCTTTTGTGTTCAATCGATTATTCATCCATTAAATCATTTTATGATGTTTAAACATTCATTAATTTCTCAATCTCAATATTCCGTGCTTGCACCATTATCTTCGATAGAAGATAATGTATTTAATTTTTTATTTTTATTTTCTTTTTTATTTTCTTTTTGCTTTCATTCGGTTTCGTTCGCTTTTTTTGGGTTTTTTTCGCTTTCTGTCGCTTCCGTTTCGCTTGTTTTCGATTGGGTTTCGCTTTTTTTTGGTCTTCAACCCTTTTTACCGTTTTCGCTGTTTTTCAAAGAAATTTGTTTTCAAGTATCAATCGCATATTTGATTTGAACCATTAAAGATCTGATTAATGGGTTTTCTGATTCTTTACCATGCAATCAATACTCGATAATTGCTTGCAACAGCTCGCAAGCAGTTGCGGAATCATATTCTTTCAACTCTTGAACTGTTTCCAGATATGTTTCCATGAATGTGAATTTTGCCTTTTCACTCATTTGTAGAACCTTGATTCAGAAAATAAATTGTGTGTGTAGTAGCGATTCACATGTGATTTGAACAAATTAAAACAACCATATGAACCATTGGATGCTTGCGGTCATCCAACAGCTCATATGGTTGCTCTGATGTCCGCAAGCTCTGTTTTCTGTCAAACATTACTCGCTTTCCTTATTGAACCATATTTGCATAAGTAATCAAAAAAGCGAATGTTGTTACACACTCGCTTTCATATGTTTGTTGTTTATTGTGTTATTCCATTACACATACATCCTCGATGTGGTGTGTGTGTGGGAATAATACAACAAGATATGAAATTCAAGTGTGTTATCTTGTTTGACATAATCAAGTATATGAAAATATTTTTATTTGTCAAATTTTAATGCATATTTTTTGCACTTTTTTTCATTACGATAAAAATATAATTGAAAACTAATATTTCAACCATTTTTTTGAGTATGCACCGTTGACATTTAAAAATTAATTTTTATTTTATCATATCAAATTGTGATTTCAACCGTGTATCATTCATGTGATAATATCATTCCGTTGTCTTTGGATCTCTGTGCCTCATTAATCTTGTTGTTGCTTGCTGTGATAAACCAGCATAAACACAATTTGTTGCGAATGCATGTCTTTCCATATGTGGATGGATTCTTCTTGTTAATTTTCAATCTTTCATCAATAAATCCGAATATTTATTGAAAACATTATTCACATATTTTGGTTCAAGCTGATGTCATCGATTCGCATTATCTAATCCAACGAACAAATAATTAATTTCCATGAATCTTCTTTTGGTATATTCTTTCAAATGTGATTCATATTCATGCACCCTTTCTCAAAGTTCTTTTGGAAAAAACACTCGGTCATAATATCAACCTTTTCATAATATCTGGAATTGTCTGTTTTCGCTTCTGAAATTATCAAATGTGCATCTCAACAATTCCGCTCTTCTCAATCATGTTTTGTATGGAATCTCGATTAATAATTGATTCCTTTCTGCAAGGATTGGAACTTCTTCATATAATAATGGTGCTTGCATCATTGCTTCATATTCTTCTTTATGCATCATGTCATATGGTTTTCTTTCTTTTGATATAATTGGCAACTGGTCAAAACTGAATTGCAATTTATATCAAATCGTTTGAAGATATTTAAAGAATTGCTTTTGTGATGTTGCAATTCATGATAATGTGTTCTTTTTTGCATTTCTCTTTTCTCTGTAATTTTCAATGAATGCGATGCAATCTTTCATTGTTATTTCTGAAACATCCACTTCAACTAATCAATATTGATACAATAAAAATTGTCTAAGGTTTAAAAGGTCGTATTTGTAATGAAGCAATACTTGATTTGATCTAAAATTAATATTCTTTTGATAGTTTAAAAAGTCATATATTAAATTTTTCATTTTAAAAAAAGTAATCAAATAAATATTATACGGTTCATTTTTGATTACTTATGCAATAAGTAATATATATTTTGTCAATATTGAAATCAAGATGAAATAGCAAAAATCGGAAATTCCGAATTTCTTGATATAATTTTTTAATAAAAAAAGAAAACAGAACTTGCGGTTCTGTTACACACTTGCAAATATAATATAATAATATATGTGTAAATTGCAAAAACTTATTTTTTATTGTTAAAAAAAATGGTGTAACAAATTGTTACACCACCATGTATGTAAACACATACTATGCGAATTTTTTTAATTGGATTTGAATATCTTCCAATTTCTTTCTGTTCGCTTCATTCATGCTGTGTAATTTATTCTTGAATTCGTTATCGTTTACCATGTGTCGCATCTTTGAATTAATCTCAATTGCATTTAATACCGCTGTTTTTAATTCATTCAATCTTTTGATTTCTTCAAGATTATCTTCTGCAACCTTTGTGTAAAGATATAATCGAGGTCAATAATTTGTAATCTGATTCAATGGATGTTTTAATTCATATCTGTTTGTTTCTTTTTTACCATCAAATGTCTTTCTTCATTTGTATGAATCTTTCACACTTCTTTTTCAATTATTCCATATAATGTCGATGGCATGTCCGTTTGTTTGTGTTCCGAAATCGCATCCATCAAGAATTGCATCTTCGCAATAATCTCTTCAATATGCTGTCGTTGGGCAAAAGTTGGTGTTCATGGTGTATCATTTTTTTAATATTTCATCCACCATATTTGAATGCTTTGAAACACGATAATATGCTATTTTTCACAAATCACCGTGCTTTTCATTCCATCGTTTGCACACTAGATCAACCGCACTTTTAACATACCATCATTTTCATCTCATTCTTCATGCATCGTATGATAATTCATCAACTTCTTTTAATTCATCCAAAGAAAAGTTGTAATTCATTAAATCTGCAACCATTCACATTGCAGAAAATATCGTGCATGAAACTTTACTCCAAGATTGATTTCATTGATTATATTCAAATCTGATTTCATCTTGATTGTAAAGATTTGGCAATGTATCAATATCACCATCACAAAGCAAATAATCTGTTTGCTCTGCACCATCTCATAAACATCCGAGTGTGATTTGTTCTTCCATTATTGGTTTACCTTATTTTTTAAAATCATTTTCTCATAATCGCACAACACTTCGAATAAACACTTTCTGCATGATTCAATTTGCAATCATTTCTCGCATATTCTTAAATGTGCGAATTCGTATCAATCTTTTGTTTCTTCTTTTTCTTTCATTTCAACAATTCTGGTGTGTAAAATAAATCATCATCCGCTTCGTAAAGTATTGTGTAAAGTTCTTTCTTTACTCATTCGCTCAACACTGGCTTTACGATTTCAAACACTTGCTTCAATTGATCTCTTGGATTCTGTTTATCTCCAAAGAATGAATTCAAAGCAACATGCAATCTTCTGTTTATTTTCACCTTGTTTTTGTCGATGTTTGTGTTGTATTTGTTGCGATTACATTTTCACATAATATGATGAATGTCTGTCGCTGTTTTATCGATTACTTTACAAAGTTTATACTGCACTCAATCAACATCCGTAATATAATCAATGCGATTGCGGTTATTGTCCATCTCATTTCGATTTATTCGGAATAAATTATTCCTTGTTTTCAGTTTTAATCAATGAATCAACTTCTTTCATTTCTCAAACTTTTTGTCCGAAATAGAAAGAAATCATTGATGTTACTGCATACGAAAAGATATTTAATATTGTTTTTAATGTTTCTGCTTCAACCATTGAGATTACTGCATAACATGTCAAAAAACACAAAACACAAATCACAATGATAAATGAAAGTTTTGTAATTGATAATCTTTCAAGTCGTTTCATAAGTTCTGAATTGAAACAAAATAAAAATCTGAACGATTTTATATTACTTGTGAATATTTTCCTTTATTCGTTCCAAATCTGTTTGAATCTTTAACAATATTGCTTTTAAATCAAGATTCTCAATTTCTTTTAATCTTCTTTCATGGTCTTTTTGAACCATTTCTGTATGTTCCTTGAACTTTGTGATATTTGAACTTAATTTCCAAAGAAAGAAAGCAACCGCAAGTATTGTTCAAAGATTAATATATAATGATGTATCTGGTGATAATTCCATTCTTTATCAAACAAGTGTTATAAAGAAGTCGGTTGAATCTGATGCAATAACAAATACTTGTGCCAAATCAAATGTTTTAAATCTGAATGTGCTTGTTATTTCAAAAGAATCTGATGTGCTTGCAGTATCATCGATTGTTTCAATAAATATTGAATCTCATGAACCAACTGCAATTTCAAATTCTGATTGTTCATTTGCTTCTCTTCTTGCTTCAATAACATTCAAAACTTCTTCATCGTTGATTAATTCTGCGATTGAAGTGCTTTCTGTTGTTGCTGATAATTTCATGTGTTTGATTGTGAAAATTTAAAAAGATTTTCTCTCTTTTAATATAATCACGGAATCAAAATATCAAAGCTCGATTTTAATATAATGCGATTATTTTGTCCAAAAATGCTTGTGTAAATTGATTTGTATGTTGGTTTGAAACATCGAAATTGAAATCATTCATATTTAATCTCAATGGTGTATGTGCAACCATTGGAAATTCACGGAAATTTCTGTTTGATTCATATCAATATCTTTCCCAATCTGTTCATGCTCGGATTACTGTTGCTTGTTTACCGAATGATTTGCTTGCATGATGCAAGCATGAATCACATCAAAGAACTGGGTATCTTGCACACAAAGAAACAACAAATCTCAAATCTTCCGTATCTAATATGTGGCATCATGCGATTTCTGGCTGTCATTTTCTGATTACTTCATATAATTCATATCACTTCGCAATCAATTTATTTGCCAAATATTGTGCATCTTTAACATACAAAGAACGGTAACTTTTGTCTGCACCAATTGAATCGTTTACAACACTTCAGAATGGTTGGAACAGAATTATTTTATCTTGATTCCCTTGAAGTTTATTCAAGATTTTTTCGTGTTCTGCAAGAAATAATTGCGGTTGTGCAACATTTTCAAGTCATAATTTCTTGCTTGCAATGTTTAATCGATTCACTGCATCGTTGAAGAATTCTGGATCTGTATATGGTTCAAGTTCGATATAATCATTTCACTTGATAACATCTTCAAACAATCTGCGGTCATCCAATCCATGCACACTTTTAATGTATGGATTTCACCAAAAAACAAGTGGTCGAGATGTAACAACTTTCACTGGTTGTTGTTTTGCTTTCTCTGTAATTGCACCACTCATTGCAATTACTCTTCACAATCATCCATCAATACGGATTACAAGTGTTTTTTGTGGCTTTTCATCTCTTGCTTTTTTGTAATCATCAACCGCTTTTTTAAAATCATCGTTGATTTTTTTAATTTCTGCTTCTTTCATGATTCCTTGTTTTATGAAATAAACAAGAATATATTACACACGGATTGGTTTTTACAAAGTTCAAATTTTCGATGTGTCGTGTTGGATGGAACAACTTATTATTTCAGTGCATTTGCTTTGGATTCAAATGATAACATAATCGATACAGTTACAAATTCAGTTACAACGGATTTCGGTTGGCATGTTACACCAAACACATTACTTTATTATCAATTGAATTGAAATGCAAATGACAGTTCAAATTATTGAAATAATGGGACACCATACAATATTGCATGGGACGATTGATGAGATTGATGATGTGCAAGTTTCAATGGTTCAAATTCAAAAATTAATATTCCATCATTAACAGCAGAAAATAATTTCACAATGAGTTTTTGGATGAAAACAACGCAATCATCAAGATGAGAAATTGTTATTTTGTGAGATAATTCATCAAAGACTTTTGAAGTGAGAAATTACACATCGAAATTACAACTTGAAATCTGGAATAATTGATGATGAAGTTGAAACATCATATATTCAACATCAACAATAAATACATGAAATTGGATTCATGTGTGTATTACAAAAGAATGAACTTCATTCAAAATTTATATAATGTGAATTCAAGAAACATCAATGAATTCTTCAAAATCAATGGATTGGACAAATAATCGGATTTGATTACATTCAAATTGAAGTAGTGATCCATATAATTGATTTATTGACAATTTCATTCTTGAAAAAATTGTTCGGAATTCTGATGAAGCATTGAAATATGTGAATAAAACAAAGTCAAAATATTGATATTAAAAAAAGCACCGTAATTGGTGCTTTTCTTTATCATAATAATTTAAAATCACAATTTATTTTTAATCCATGTGTAATAATCAGAAACTTCTTGTGATGTTCGAACTTTATTCTCAAATATCAACTCTCTCATGTTTCAATTACATGATTCTCAATAACTAAATCATTCTTTTCAACACATAACATTTTGTGCTTTCGCTGTTGTATATGTTCAATTTCTCCATGGTGTTGAACTTCAAGATATTGTTAATACTAAACTTCCATTTTTATAAAATTTGAAAGCTGATGAATCTCATGTTATTGTTATTACATTCCATGAGTTTGCAGTAAATGGGAATGTGTAATCACCCCAAACATATCAAAATTGGAAATTGGTACTTGAATAATTGATGAAAGTATTAAAAGAAACATTCTCATTTCTCCGTTCAACCAATATTCTTCTTGCACTTGTTGAACTATTTGTTGAATAATACAAGAACGATACTGTTTGCTTTGATTCTGATGCTGAAATGAATCTTTCTGGTCAAACAGATATTCATCAAGTTGTTCAAACATGTGCGGATTTTACTCAACCAACTGTTGTATAAGTTACACCGCTTGATGTTGTTGTTCTGTTATAATTACTATAATCTGTTATATCATTTTCCAAAGGAAGATAAAGTAATGTGTTTGGTG